GCATCCTTGTCCTCGATTGCAATCAGCCTCGAAACGGACATCCGAAGCTCAAGCGCTGGATCAGGAAATTTGTTTCCGGTCTCGGGGTCTTCGACAGTGGGGACCTCGATGCCCGTCAAGACCCGCTGACGGAAGGCGGCGTACTCCGAGGCGATGAGCATGTCCATCGACTCCTTGTTGATGGCGTCGTTCAGCGGGATCGCTGGCTCGAGATCGGACTGTCCGTCCTCAAGCATCGTCGGGTTGTTATAGAGAGGAACTACCGGCACGACGCCAAGCGGATTGGCCCCGCCGGGGTCACCCTCTCTGAGCTCCCACCCCCCCAGGTCGATATCCGTGGGAAGGACGAGATTGGAACCCGCAAACCGGACGCCCATGCCAGATTTGAACTTGACGATTCTGTCGGGAAAGTAGAGAGTCGCGTAGCTAAAGCCCTCAGCATCACTCCATCGCTTTAGTGCCGCCACCCGCACTTGGCGGTCTCCGGCCGCGTGTTCGACATACACCTGGCTGGGATGCTCAACCGTAATCTTCGCTGGTTTGCCGGGCTGAACGATCAGATAGGAACGCCCGTCTTTCACGGCTTCGGTGTGGGCCAGGACCGAGCCAGCGTCTAGGCGATTGCTCTGCCACGTCGACCAAGCCCTCTTCGAGAAGGCCTTGCTTGAGCACCGGAAGCCCTTGATCGCCAAGCGCTCCACTGGCGCATCAACCACCGTTCGGCACCAGTTGTCAGCAAAGGCAGGGAAGAGATCGCCGAAGGTCTGCTTGAACTTCTCAGTCGCATAAGCGAGGGCATGTTCGCCCGCGTAATATCGCTCGTAAATCTCGATTTTCCGCTGCTGCTCGGCGAGCTTCTGATCGAGATGCTTTAGCCATTCAAGGTCGTTCAACGGGACTCCTTAGAAGACGATTGGCCGCTTCGATTTCTTTGGGCCAAGGCCCCCGAGTAGCGTTGAATGAGCCATCGCCAGCGCAATCACGCCGTCAATTGGCGAGCGCCTACGTTTGGCCTTGACGAACTTCCAGCGCTCGCCCTCTTGCTTAGCCGCGGCCGACAGCACATGCGCATTCAGGTGCGGGTCGTCTGGATGTCGCAGGCGCTTCTCACTGATCGCCTCAGATAGACGCTGAGCCGCTAGCTGCATGGGCGTCGTCTTCTGGGAATGGATTGCTGGCTCGATCCCCAGTTCAGACTCGATGTGCTGGGCTAGCTGCTCGCCGCCGGCCTCAGGGTCGAGGACGAACTGCACTTCGGAATAGCGGGACGCCATGTCCTCGATCGGTTCCCATATTCGCTCGAACGCCGTGGCGCTTCCGTCGCGAGGAGGAACGACTATCACCGGCTCCCCGACGATGGCAATTTCGGAGTCATCGGACCGCCACACTGGGACGATTGCGGTCGTATCCCACTTCCAGCCCAGGTCGATGCCGACATACACGCCAGTAGCGTCCACCGGGATCTCGCAATCGGGCTCAGCGCAGGCTCGCCACTCCGCCTCGGAGATCGCGGAGTCCTCACCCGCCATCCAAACCCCGCAAGCAAAGCGCGCCCACTGCCACGGCTTCATCGAGGGAGAGTGGCGGCGCTTCCGCAGGGCGGCGATCGTGTGCCACGGCGCTGGGTTTGCCAGCTTGACAATCGCCATGTCCTCACGGTCCTCGTCAGGGTCCAGTGCCCACTCGTGCATGGCGAAGTCGTCCGTGCAAACGTAGCGGTAGGCGCCATCTCGCACGAGTCCGGGGAGAGCATGGGCCGCAGCCCTGAGTTCGCCCAACGGCGACTTCTCGTCGTCGCCAGCGGTGGAGATCGTGACCATCTTCCCGTCACGAGGGCCGAGCCCGTCGAGGAAGATGCCGTAGAGCTCCGTTGACTTGTGGCGATGGAGCTCGTCGACCAGAGCGAGCGTTGGGATCACGCCATCGGCCGTGTCGACATCCGAGGCGAGGATCCGCACTCGCCCGCCCAGCGTCTTGTGGACGATCTCGCGCTGCTTGACCTGACACCGCTCCTGAAGCCAAGGCGAACGCCGGATGAAGCCCTGAGCCTGACGAAGCATGATCGAGGCTTGATCCCTCGAGGCTGCAGCGATGACACACTCAGCGTCCGGCGTGGTGCAGAGGTGGAAGAGGGCAAGCGCTGCGAGAAGTGTCGACTTGCCGTTCTTCTTAGAGATCAGAATGAGCGTCTCGCGACGCCCAGCAAAGAGGTCGGCGAGCATCCTCCGCTGGAAGCCATGAAGCTGAAGCGGCTTGCCATCCTCGCGAGTTAGGGCCTCCTCGCAGAAGTTGGCGAAAAGGTCAAGCTCCTGCGCTGGCACGTCGGGCCGCCAACTCGTCTAGCCCTGCGAGCGGGTCCGCCGGTTTCTCGTCACCGTCGCCATCGCCTTGCTTGCGGTAGACGTCGGTCCACACCTACATCGCCGCCACGGAGCCGTTGCGAATCGCTTTGGAGAGGTGCAGTTGCACCTCCTCGTCGTCAACCGGTCCGTCGCCCTCGTTCGGCGCTTCCCGCAACTCACGGATGAAGTCGATCGCGAAGGCGAAGCTCGCGTAGGGGGACTTGCTGTCGGCGCGACCCTTACTGAGCCAGCGCTTGATGGTGCGTTCGGTGATTTTGGCTTGCTGAGCGGCCTCCGCCAAGGTCGCTCCAGCCTTGACCGCCTCGATGATGACTGGGCCGGCGCCGTCGAACTCTGTCCCCTGTCCCATGATCTAGGCTCCGGCGCGCGCGAAATTTTCCGCGGTGTCCGTCACACAACGAGCTCGGGGTTGCCCCCCTGGGTGCTCTGGCTTGGCCATCGTGCACCGTCCTTCCCTGAAACGCCTCGCGTTGTTCGGTTAGAGTCAGCCGAACTCAGCTGGTGTCTTGTCTCCCTTCGCGCCGTTGCATTCGCTGCAGCAAGCGACGAGGTTTGATTCGTGATCGGTCCCGCCCCTTGAGGCAGGCCGAAGGTGGTCGACGGTCGAGGCCGCCTTGTCACAGTAGAAGCAGCGGTGTTTGTCACGCCTTAGAACTGCGGCGCGGGTTTTGCGCCACTGGCGGGTGGATCCATTCCGGCGTTTCCCTCGATGCTTAGGGCAGTGCGGTTGGTCGCTGAGTGCCCCGCAATCCACACAAGCTCTAAGCATCTCTGTCCTTCCTGCCCACCCAGGCGAGGCATGGCTCAGGCCTTGCGCTTGGGCCACTCGATCAGTTGGAGGCTCGGCGCAAGGGCGTCGGCGAGCGCGTCAACAGCGAACTCCAGATGGCGAGTGAAGGCGGCGTCGTACAGTTCATATGCCTGCTGGCCGAGGTGCGGGGCGAGGTCGACGCGCGTCATCTCGACCATTGGGGCAAGGTGAGCGTGGATCAGCTCATGAGCGACCGTCTGCCGAAGTTCTCTTCGATCCCAGCCTCGGCAGTCCTCAACAAAGGCCAGCTTGACGTGCTTCTGCCCCGGCACTGACTCGCTACTTGCGCCCCAAATCTTGCCGTCGTAGCGGTCCCGTGGCCCACCGACGTCACCAACCCTGGTCGAGACCCACCAATCTCGAAGCTCCAGTTTGTCAGCCAGGTCCCGGCAGTAACGACGTAGAGCCTTGCGGTCGCGCTTCCTCATCGCTGGCCCCGTTCACTGTGTCGCCACGTCTCCATATCGAGCGAGGGGAGCTTTGGGAGGCGAGAGGTAGCTCGCTGGACAGCCGAACGCTCAGTCTTGCTCCCGACCGGCCTTGGTCTCAATGGCGGCGGTATGCCTCTTGGCGGCCTCATCCCAACCCCCACTGAATCAGCACGATGGCTGCCAGGCTTCCTATCGCTATAGCGGCGAGACAGAAGGATTCGATGTCGTAGCGGGAGAAGCGCCGGCGGGTCATGCTGCCTCCTGCAACTCGGCTACGGCATCGAAGATCGCGTCGCGCAAGACCCCGTTGCCTTCTGCCAGTGCGTCCCAGATCTCAGCCTTGGTCGGCTGGTCGACCTTGCCCTTCTCGCAGGGGTCGCACTTGTCTCCGTCGTGGAAGGAGCGGAGGTAGGCGCCGCACTCCGAGCAGGCACGAACAGGCGTCTCCTCTCGGTGGGTGCACTTGAGCTCGGTGACGGCCATCGCTCAGCCCTACGGGCCCTTTCCAATGAGGTGTAGGAAGAAGGCCTCGGCGAGTGCGGCAAGGATCACGAGGAAGTAGCGGAGCTTGGCCATCTCAGTCCTTGGTTTCATCGTCCGATCGTTCCAGTGGACGGGATTCGCTCTTAGCCAGAATCCGTTCCACATCGCCCTTCGATATCCAGGTAGGACGGATGGCTCGCAGAATGGCGTCATAGGTTGCGTTGCTCATTCCTGTTGTCCTTTCCTTGAAGCGGCCAGCGGACCCGCCACCCTGGCTCTCACCTATGGGTGGTCGAGGTCTCGCTGGTCCGATGTGCTCGCGGTATGGCGAGCGGAAGAAGCGAGCAGGCAGAGGGCGCGCGCTGCTCCCCGCCGCGTCGGCGAGGCTCTGCCTGCCCTGGGCCTCGCAACCATTCGGCGAGTGCCTTAGCGGAGGGGGCAGGAGTCGAACCTGCAAGCGGCCGTGAAGCCGCTACGCCCTTAGCAGGGGCGCTGACTCGCCAGTGTCAGCCCTTCCGGGAATGCGAAGTAGCCCGGCCTGTGCCCGAGTCGATCCGGGGAGGGCCGGGGCGCCCAGTGTTATCCGGGCATCTATGCCCATCGGTTCATGACGCCGATGGTTTCGCGTCGACTAACTCGCGAAGTGTGAGACCGCACACATATCCCTTCAGAGTATGTATAATGCAGGCGTGGCTGCGAACGACCGTAACAATCCAAAGCGGGCCAAATCCTCGGATTCAGACCTCTCGCTGGTCGAGTTCTGGCGGGAATTCCCCGACGATGCCGCCTGCCTGGATCGGCTGTGGCGCGAGCGCTACGCGCCGGACGGGCACCACGCTCATTGCCCCGTTTGCGACCGGGAACGGAAGTTCCACCGCACGAAATCTCGAGCGTCTTATACCTGCGACTCCTGCGGCAAGCACCTTCACCCGATGAAGGGGACGATCTTCGAGAAGTCCACGACCTCGCTACAGCTTTGGTTCTACGCCATGTTCCTTATGGCCAGCACTCGCTGCGGCATATCTGCCAAGCAGCTAGAGCGGGAGCTTGGAGTGACCTACAAGACCGCCTGGCGCATGTTCAACAAGATTCGTAACGAGCTGATGTCTGACCAGGACGATGAGCCGCTGGACGGCCGCGTGGTCGAGGTTGACGAGACGGCCTGGGGTGGCAAGCCGCGAACGAAGATGCGGCAGGGGTCGCCCGAGCTTGCCCAGTGGCGGGAGTCCAAGACGACGGTGCTGGGGATGGTCGAGCGTGGCGGCAAAGTCCGGCTGCGCGTGATCGCGGCCCGTCGAGGCGAGCCGCTGAGTGGAGCCGTACGGGCCAACGTCAACCCGGAATCGATCCTGATTACGGACGACTGGCGCCCCTATCGCCCGCTACAGCGCGAGTACAAAGACCACAAGATCATTAACCACTCGGCCGGCTCCTACGTGGATGGCGAAATCCACACAAACACGATCGAGGGCTTCTTCGGCAACCTGAAGACAGGGATGCGCGGCGCTTACAAGAAGGTCTCAGCCAAGTGGCTTCAGTCCTACCTGGATGAGTACGCCTGGCGCTACAACGCTCGTTTGGAGCCTATGGGGATGTTCGAGCAGCTGCTCAGGCGTGCGGCTTCGGCTTCGCTGCCCGCCTGAGCAGCGAATTCCACGACTTCCGCTCGACCGGCTCGTATGGCTTGCCGGTCTTGGGGTCGATCCCTTTGGGGCTCGTCTTCTGTTTCTGATCATCGGCCACGCTCTTAGGCTAGCTTCCGGACGTAGGGATGTGGTCGGGCCGTGAGTTTCCGCCGCTACCGGTCCGCAGGATGCTCTGCGAGGAGCTTGTCGGCGTCTCCGAGCACTTTGTCGATTGACTCCAACTCGTACAAGGTCCGGTGCGGCTTATCTGCCCCAACCCAGCGATAGTCAATCCGAACGAGTTTGGCTTGAACGAGCTTGGCCCAAGCATCCCGAATTAGGCTCGTCATACCGGCGATATAGGTCCCCTTGTAGACCTTGCCATCCTCAGTAATGAGGCGAAAGCGGTCGTTGCGCGCGTCAGCTTGATAAAGCGCGCCGCTGACGATAAAGCTGGAGATTTCCTGTTCCTCTGTTTTCTTGAGGGTGTCAGCGGTCGCAGAGGCCCTGTTGCTTGGAATCGCAACGGCTTGGCTACGGGATCGAAGATCGGTCTCCAGTTCATGAGCTGCGATGTGTTCGACTAGATTCAAAAAATCCCGGGTGGTTCTGCGCCCGAGACTCTTTACTTGACTCGCCGCACGATCCGGCTCTGCTGACAGCAGGTCGGTTAGCCAGGATGTGGCTGCGAGTGTTGGAAACTCCGTTGCTAGCTCACTTGGGCCCTTGCTCTCTGTTGGGAAAGCACCAAGCTCTTTAAACGTTTTCTCGTCTGCGCTGGGCTGAACCTCTCTGAGTTTCCGAGCCTCAACCCCCGCCAATCCGAGTACCACTGTGATCGAGTGTCCGGTCGTGGCGCCTTGAAGCATCGGCAGACTGATGCCAGGCAGGCGAGGTGGTGACCCTTGCAGTGCAACATCGAGTCCAGCAGCAACGGGCTGTGCTCCAGCGAAATACTTGTAGAGATCCTGGAACAGCTCGCCAGCTAGGCGCAGGCTCACACCGCGCTTCGTAATGCCGCCGCCAGAGAAGCGGAGCGCAAGAAGCTGATCGAGCCCGAGGGAGACCCTGTCAAGTCTCGTTGCGTTGAGGATCCGGGGAAGATCGTCAGGGTCCAGATCTTCCAATTCTTCAGGCTCCGACGTACCTGAGCCTTCCTCGTTCGGGTCGGGTTCCCTGCCGGAACCAGCGCGTGCCTCCATTGGCACGCAAGCATATCTAGGTGACGGCGATCAGAATCATCGCAAGCTCAACGGCAGTTGCGATGACTGCAATGTAGGCAAAGAAGGCTGCGCGCTTGTACCAAGTCGTCCGCGTTTCATTGCTTGCGCGTCTCGTTTCGGCAATGGTCTTGTACGTGAGGATGATTTGGTCAGTGACGCGCTGATCCTCTCCACGTCGAAGAGCTGCGAGCCAGGGTTGAAGTCGGTCAAGCGGCGCACTGGCCTCGCCACGAGCGCGGAAGACCATCAGGGCGGCGCCTACTGACAGAGCCGCACCCACGGTTGCGATAATCCCCACCACCAAGAGTCGACCGTGCCACGCAGAGGGAACGAATTCTTCGGTCCCCAACGCTCCGAATACGACGATCTGCGAAAGCGAATAGAACGCTCCGACGACCGTCGCAAGATTCAGCGCCTTTCGGTCGAACCGCTCGGCTCGGTCGAACTCATCATGCGCGAACGTACGAGCAGCATCTACGAGTCCAGCCTCTCCCGCTGAATTGGGCGGGGTCGTTGACGGTATCTCATGCACCTCGCTCACCGTCCCTACATTAGAGGGCAGCTTCCTCCGAAGGGCAGAAGGCCCTCCGACGCATGGCTAAATGCTGGAACAGAATGCGATTCTTCCCGCAAGGATGTCCGGGTCTAGCAGCCGCAGGGCTTACGGGAGGACGGCGGATTCGGACGCCGCCCTCCCTGTCCATCGAGCAAGCACCGGGAAGTCTGCGCGCAGGGAGCCTCGTTGCCGACGACTGCCCCCCAGGCCAAAACGACCCGGTGCGCTGGCGATGGTAGGCGCAGAAAAGCCGCCTAAAAGACTCCTGCGCTCAGGAAGTTTTTGAGCGACGTTTGTCGCCTAGGCTTCCCTGTTCGCGTTCTTGCCTCCACTCAGGCACGTTCGCCATCTTGCCGTCCTTGGAGCCGAACACTAAGAGGACGGCGCTGATCGAAATGTGCTCACCGCCATCTTTGCCTTTGGCTCGCCGGCTCGCCGATTCCGCCTCAAGTTTCAGGAAGTCCTCGATGAATTTGTCGGCCAACTTCTCGGCGTCTCGGCAGCCCTGGTCATCGAGATCGACGGGGAGCCAACCGACATGCCAGTCGTCGCGCTCGTAGAACGTGCCCGCCTCCAGCGAGTCGGCCACATCTCGCTCGATGTTCTCCAGGATGCCGTTGCCGATGATGCGCTGCGCCACCTTCGGGATGTCGCTGGCGATGCCGGAGGGGACGAAGGCCCTTTCGGTAGCTCGGTAGAAATGCTCGACCGCGCCGCGCCGCGGCTCGGTCCTGGTCAGCTCGATCATCCCGAAATCCTTGAGGACTTTGATGTGGTAGCTGACCTGGCTTAGCCCCTCGTTGAGCGCTTTCTTGAGTTCGTTGGGGCTCCATTCGCCCGCATTCATCAGGTCGAGGATCGCGACCCGCAGAGGATGGGCAAGCGCCTTCAGCAGCCTCATCTGAAGGGTGAGTTTCTCCCCCTTCTTCGGCGCTTTGTTTGCCGGTCCATCGCCCGGCTTCTGCCTTGTCGCCACGCCCCCGCTCCTCTCTTGCCCGCCCAGGTGCTTCATCCGGTCGGGCTTGGTCGTTTGAACAGAAAATTATCTGTAAACGAGCCGCTCGGGTCTATTTCTTTTTGATTGATCTAATCTTTCCGAAGTAATCAGAAAGCTTTAGCTCAATTGGGAGGGGGTGAGCGTTGTGACGATCAAGCCATGCCCGACGGTGGCTCCGCTGCTGTCGAGCTTCAAGACCCGCTGAGTCCCCTGGGGCAGGACTTGGCGGCACTGACGACGCGCCAAGTCCTGCTCCGGGGTCGCGAAGGGTAGGAGCCGGCGATTAGCTCTTCGGGTTTTCCCCGCAAATTGCAGGGGTGTCTAGTTGCAATAGGCCGGTTTTGCGCTGCAAACGCTGCTTTCCGTCCGCGTGGCCTGCTGACGATATGAGCTGCGGACCTAGCCGCCCCAGACGATCAGGGCACTTCCTTGTGAATTGAGGTGGTGCGCTAGGGCTGGAAGTCAGTCATCGGGTCAAATGACCCGGCCTCATTGCAGGGGGCACTTCCAGCCCTAGCGTGGACTAGCAACCTAGGTTCGCCATCTTCTCTTTCGCGTTGGCAAGCCGGTCTCCCTCGGCTCGCCCGACGCTGTTGTGTTCTGCAACAGCGTGCAGGCACCCTGCACGCTGGGTCGGACGGAACCGTCGTAGAAAATTCCACCAGTGGAGATCTGGCTCCTTGTCGAGCAATCTCGACTGCGCAGGCTTCCTTTTCTCGATCCATTTGCTGGCAGGGGGACCGCCCTGCCAAGGCTTCTCGGTGCTGGGTTTTGGCTTTGGGAGTCATCTTGCGAAGTACATACCTTGATGGACCATGTGTGTGACTTCACGCG